CAGCTACCGCCGGAGACCTCGGCGCAGCTACCGCCGGAAACTGTGGCGCAGCTACATCGCGCGGCAGGGCGTCCGTAGGCGAAAACGGCATCGCAAGCGCGCGTTGTTCCCACCCGATGGCAAAGGGCGGTATCGGCGCAGTGCTGGCGCTGGCGCGCGAACGCGATGATAACTACGATCTGCTGTGCTGGAATTCCGCCGTTGTGGATGGGAAAACGATCAAGGCCAACACTTGGTACACGATCGACGACGATGGGGAATTTGTGGAAGTGGAAGAAGGTGCGCAGGCGTGAAGATGTTCGGAGACCCAAAAACAAAGGCGCGTGTGCGCCGCTACATCGTCTGGGGCGTGGAAGATGGCATCGTGTGCGCCAGCTTTTTGGCGGGCGGCTGCCTGATGGGCTGGCTGTTTCACGTGATTTTCACGGCGCTGGGGGTGGCGTGATGACGGAAGAACAGCGCCGTGTGCATAACGCATACAATCGTGCGTATTACGCGCAGCACCGCGACCGCATCCTGCAAAACAAGCGCGATAACCGCGAAGCGCGCAACGCATATATGCGCAAATACCGCGCGGCGAACTACGAAAAGCTGTCTGCGTACTACAGCGAAAGACGGCGCAAAAAATCGCGTGACACCGCTTTCGGCGCGTTTTTGCGGGAAAACGGTATCACGCAGACGGCAGCGGCAAAAATGCTTGGCGTGTCTGTATCAACGGCCAACTGCTGGGCGAACGGCATCACGACTGCGAACGAAGATAAGATTCGCGCAGTGTGGCCGGAATATGGAGGTGGGGAATGTCGAAACTGACGATCGAACCGCCGGTTGATCCCCCGGCATACACCTGCCCGCGCTGCCCGATGTGCGATGCGGAGACGGACAAGCTGCTGCGTGACCGATGGGGCAAAATCGTCGGCTGCCCGGAATGCGTGAAGGAGGTAGACGCATGGACATTGTAAGCGACACCTACATCAAGGGCGGCATCCCGCAAAGCCGATACTGCAGCACCTGCGCACACTATCAGACGCTTTCCGGCAGCAGCATCGACAGCAACTGCGGCGGCAGTGCGCGTGTCTGCCTGTACATACTCGATACCGGGCACCGCCGCGGATGCGAGCCGGGGCCCGGCTGCGGCAAGCACATTACATTCGCGCAGTGGCGCGAGAGCAAGCGCGGCCGCGCCGTCCTGCGGCAGAAGCGCAGCCAGAGCCGCCCCAGAAAACGGAGGGCAGCGCCATGACGACTGGCCGCGCAACCCTGCGCTATATCCTCGCCCGGGCACGCATTTACTTTGCCGACGAGCACATTGCCTGTGATTACTGCCCGTGTCTGGAAACATACAGCCGCAAGCAGTGCCGCCTTACCGGCGAGTATCTGCTCGACACGCGCACCATCGGGTACAACTGCCCGCTGGAGTTTGAGCCGGAAGGAGGCGAAACACCATGAACAAATTCCGATGCCTGCACGCGGACGAGATCGAGTGCCGCGTGCAGCAGGTCAAGGATAACGGCCTTGTCCTCCTGCTCTACAAAGACGCGCGCTGCGACATGATTATCTTGGACGAGACTGTCGGCGCGATGGACTGGCAGCGTGAGCACCGGCGCGATAACGCCAACTGCGTTGTCTCCATCTGGGACAGCGAAAAAGGGCAGTGGATCAGCAAGGAGGACACCGGCACGGAATCCAATACGGAGGCGGAAAAGGGCCTCGCGTCCGACAGCTTCAAGCGCGCGTGCGTTAACTGGGGTATCGGCCGCGAGCTGTACACTGCACCGTTTATCTGGATCCCGGCAGGAAACTATACTGCCAACGGCCGCAAGTGCTATGACAAATTTGCGGTCGAGAAGATCGAGTACACGAAGAACGACGACGGCTCCGACCGTCACGAAATCCTGAACCTATCCATCCGCAACACGACCATGAACAAACGCGTGTTTGTCCACATCGGCAGCACCACCGCAAAGAAAGGAAGTAAATAACCATGATTATTCGCACAAGAACCGGCGACTGCATCGTATCGGGCAAGCTCTCCCGTGACGCAGAGTTTTCCAACGTGGGCGCAAAAAACACGCCCCTGACGAAGTTTAGCATTCCCGCCCGCGACACTGTGCAGCCGGACGGCAGCAAAACCACCGAGTGGATCAACTGCGAGGTATGGTATGAGGCCGCCATGAATGCCGCGCAGCTCAAAAAGGGCGATGCCGTCATCGTCTGCGGGCAGCTCTCCACACGCAGCTATACCACCCGCGACGGGGAGGAGCGCAGCGAAGAGCGCCTGCGTGCAGACGCCTTTGTCAAAGCGTCCGTCCCGGTCTCTTCTGCCAGCGTGGAGCAGCTTGCCTCCGCCTATCCCGGCGTCGTGCGCGGCGTCGGAGTTGTCGCGGACGACTTCACGAATGAGCCAAAGCTTGAGGAACTGCCGGACGATGAATCCGGCCTGCCGTTCTAACCGGGGCGCGACATGGCAGAAAAGCGAATGTTCGCGCGCTCGCTCATCGACAGTGATGCGTTTCTGGAGATGCCGCTATCGGCGCAGGCGCTGTATTTCCACCTGAATATGCGCGCGGATGACGACGGGTTCATCAACAACCCAAAGCGCATCACGGACTATGTCGGCGCGGCGGCTGACGATCTGAAGCTGCTCCTTGCAAAGCGCTTTATCATCGTCTTTGATTCCGGTGTCATTGTAATCCGGCACTGGCGCATGCACAACACGCTCAAAAGTGACCGATACCATCCGACGAACTATCAGGCAGAGTTTGCAACACTCTGCCTGGAGGAAAACAAGGCATACTCCGAGCGCCCGCAGACGACACCTGCCGCAGAACCGGCCAGAGTGGAAAAGCCAGCCGCGCGCCCGGCGCAAAAAGCCGCCGCAAAGTCTCCGGAAAAGAAACCCTATGGAGAAATGCACAACGTCATGCTCGCGGATGACGAGCTGGAAAAGCTCCAGCGGGATTACCCGCACGACTACGGAACATATATTGAGCGCCTGTCCCTGTACATCACCAGCAAAGGCGCGCGGTACAAATCCCACTACGCCGTCATCCGGCAGTGGCTGGTGAAAGACGGCGTGAAGGCCGAGAGCGAGAAGCGCGCGCCGGTCTCCGGTAAGGACGACCTGGACAAAGTGGAGCGAATGCTCGCCGCAATGCAAGGAGGTGTCGCGAATGGCGACCATGTTAGCCCTTGACCCCGGCAACCGGGAAACTGGCTGGTGCATCGTCGATACGATCACCCGCGCCCCGGTGCAGGGGGGGAAGGACGAGAACACGCTCGTTTCCGGCATTGTGTCCGGCGGCGCGTTCACCGTTGCCGCGATTGAGATCATCGAATCTTACGGCATGGCGGTCGGGCGCGACGTGTTCGAGACGTGCGAGTGGATCGGGCGATTCAAGCAGTTGCTCGACGATCGCGGCGTACCGTACCACATCGTCACGCGCAAAGAGGAAAAGCTCAATATCTGCGGCAGCCCTCGCGCGAACGATACCACCATCCGCCACGCGCTCATTGACCGCTTCGCGTCGCACGACTTCCGCAGCGGTAAGGGCACGAAAGCAAACCCGGACTTTTTCTACGGCTTCCGCGCCGATCAGTGGAGCGCGTATGCCGTTGCAACGACCGCCATCGACCGGGCGGAGTACGAAAAGGAGAGTGTAACCGATGGTATTGACTGAGGACATCGTCTTTGCCGTGCGCGATTTGCTCGACAACGACAAAGGCAACCTGAATTTTTCACCGGCTTCGCGCTATGCGGTGCAGAAGCTGATCGACTACGCGCGTGAAGAGCACTGTGCGCGTGCCGTGCTTGCGACGCAGCTGGACGTGCTGCGCGAAAACAACGCATTTATCAGGCAGCAGTCAGAGCGCAAGGACAAGACCATCGGCGACCTGCGGCAGCAGCTGAGTTTCCTGCGGCAAGCGCTGCAGGAAGCGGGGGTGTGAGCATGGATGCGCTGAAATTTATTGAAGAACGAAACCGGATGTGCGAACGGTATTGGCAGATAGACGGAGACTGCGACGGTTGCCCGATGGTTAATGTAGACGAATGCAACGAACTGCGCAACATGGTTGACGATGCCGGTAAAGCCGTGGGGAAGGTCGTGGAAATCGTCGAGAAGTGGTCAAAGGAGCACCCGCGCAAGACACGGCAAAGCGTGTTTCTGGAGCAATATCCGGAGGCTCAGATAGATGATAACGACGTGTTGAGTGTATGCCCTGCAGTAATTTCACCTTCACACAGAAAGAATGGAGGCGGGTGTTTAAACATTCACAAGGTGTGCACAGATTGCCGCCGCCAGTTCTGGATGCAGGAGGTGGAGTGATGGAGAGACTGACGTTTGACGGCAATTTTTGCGACATTGCTCAGTGCCGGGAGTTGCCGTGTCCGTATAACAACGCTTGTACGCAACGACAGGTGTGGCAACGCCTGAAACAATACGAAGATAGCGGCCTGTCCCCTATCGCTTGTGGGGAAGCTAGAAAAATTGAGGACGGACTGTCTGATCATGATTATTCCATTGCGCGAATGGTGGAATTGATGCAGGCCGATAAAGACGGTCGTGTGGTGGTGCTACCGGCTAAAACAGTGTACGAGCTTGCATGGGACGCTGGGTCAAATTGTGACGGAATTTGCCCTGTGTCCATTGACGGTGTTGGTTGCTGCGACTTTTGCGATGCTGGTGAGTTATGCATTTATGAAGCACCTTGCAAGCAAGAACATATCGGAAACATCGGCAAGACCGTATTCCTCACCCGCGAGGAGGCGGAGAAAGCATTGGAGGCGATGAAGGATGAGTAAGGCTGTCATGCTGAGCATCCGCCCGAAGTGGTGCGAGAAGATCATAATCGGAGAGAAAACAATTGAGGTGCGCAAGACGCGACCGAAACTGGAGACGCCGTTCATGTGCTATATCTACTGCACAAGCGGTAGGCCCGATCTGAACATTCCTATTTCGCCGGAACGTTTGATGCAAGACTACTTAGATACGGGGTCGATGAAATCGCTGAACTGCCCGCTGGGAAATGGTAAGGTCATCGGCGAGTTTACCTGTGAGCGGATTTACAAGATTGACAAGGATAGTACGGATTTTCTTTTTAAGGCGGAGGGGCTATCCGTTTACAAGCAAGCTGCCGAAGAAAAGTGCGGCCTGCGTGTGGCTATGACAGACGATGAGTTGCACGGCTATCTTGGACATTGTCAGGGCTACGGCTGGCACATCTCCGACCTGCGCATCTACGACGCGCCACGCGAACTGAGCGAGTTCCAGCGTGCAACTAACCCGTGCGATTCTTGCCATGCAGAATACACATGGAAATGCACAGACTGCAAAAAAATTGGCGGTGACATTAAGCACCCGCCCCAGAGCTGGTGCTATGTGGAGGAGGGCTGACAATGGCTGAGGCAAAAAAGCCCATTTACCGCAACAAGAAATGGAAGCTCGGCGACAGTTCCGGCTGGTGGCATATACCGTATTGCCCGCATTGCAAGCGGCAGTTGGGGCTGATGGTAGAGGAACAGCGGGCTGAAAAATGCCCGATGTGCGGAAAGCTACTGGATTTGGGGGACGATGAAAATGGCTGAATGCATCGAGCGGAAAGCACTGGAAAAAGCATTGACGGCCGCCGCGGCAAGTGACCAGAACAAAAACCGCTGCACATGGGCAAAGGCAATCTGCGTTTTGCATGATCTCCCCGCCGCCGACGTTGCGCCGGTGGTGCATGGAAGGTGGATTGAGCAGGAAGACCCGATGCTGGATGTTTATTATGTTTGTTCCGTCTGCAAGGAAGATTTCTATATCGAAACAACAGGCTACACAGAAAAGGATATGTTTTTGTACACGTACTGTCCCAACTATGGCGCGAAGATGGACGGAGGTAACGAGAATGACCGATAAAGAGCTTATACTGGCGTTGCGGGGGACGCAGAGCAGGAGCAAGAGAGCACTGCTGGACGAGGCAGCCGAGCGCATACTGGACTATGCAGCAGAATTCACGTGCCCGAAACCCGATATGTATCAGGCTAAGTGCGGTAGTGTGCCTCATGCCATAGCCATAGACGAGTGCCACGCTTGCTGGGGAAGGTATCTCGCCGAGGAGGCCGACGATGAGTGAATACATTGAGCGTGAGGCGGCGCTCGAGATTTGCGAAACGGAATATCGAGATCGGCTGCGAATGCTTGACTATTGCGGAGACACCGTGGCGTGGAATATCGGCGGTGAAATTAAAGCATTGCCTGCCGCCGATGTTGTCCCCGTGGTTCGGTGCGAAGACTGCCGGTGGTACGATAAAATCACGGCGTTTTGCAGTATACATTCCCGCGAGTACAACGGCGGTGAATCATGGGATATGTTCGCAGAAGATGACTTTTGCAGCCATGGAGAACGAAAGGACGGTGACGACGATGCCAAAGCGGATTAACCCACGCCGGAGGCCGGCGACGATGGCAGACGTGCAGCGCGCAAAAGACACCGCCACGGCGGATGCCTGCCGCGTGACGATGGCGATCTTTTTTACGGCCTTGCTGGATAAGGAAGGCATGGACGCCGAGCATCTCCAGCGCATCTGGCGCGAAGTCGAGGCGCTGAGTGAGAGTGTGCGGGACGGATATGTCTCCGCGCCCGACCTGATCCGCGTGCTGCGCGACGAGTACGAGATCGACATTGTAGGAGGGTGAAGCCATGCGCAGAAAACCGCTCGCGCCGCTTACGCCGGAACAGCAGCAGCTCGCGGCGGATAACGAGAAATTGATCTGGTTTTTCTTGAAGAAATACGCCAGAAGCGATCCTCAGGAATTGTACGGCGTTGCCGCCGAAGGTCTGATCCGCGCCGCGGCTACATACGATCCGGCGCGAGGGAAATTCTCCACGCACGCAATGTACCACATGCGCGGCGCGGTCAGCTTCGATCAGCGCTGTGCGAAACGAAAGAAGCGTTCAGGGAAACCGGTACTGCATATGGATGACGTTGACGCGGTTGGCCCGAGCAAAGAATGTAACGCGAAAATGTGCGGCGTCGTGCCGCTGCAAGACAGGCCGTGCCTGTCGCTGGACGAAACCGGCGCGGATGTAGAACGCTTTCTGCGGTCACTTCCTGCGCGCGATCGTGAACTCGTTCGTATGCGCATTGGCGGCGACACGCTCAAAGAAATTGGAGACACATTTGGAATTACGATTCAGGCAGCCAGCGCACGCATGAAGCGCATAGCAAATAAGTGGGAAGCATTTGAACTCTACGGGACACAAGAAAGGAAAAGATAACAATGGAAGCAAACGCAATGTGGGAAGGCGTGCGCAACGACGCGCGCAACGAACTCCGCCTCAGCATCCTGACGGATGCGATCTTCAACGCCGCCCGGCTGAACTACAGCGGCAAAAAGCTCGCCTTTGACGACGACGAGCTTTGTACCGTGCTCCGGGCAATGTACCCGGATGACTACGACGGCGTGCTCGCAAATCTGCAAGCGCTCAAGGCGGGCGAGGATGTAAAGGACGGTGACGCATTTTGACCCGTTCCGAAATTCTGAAAGCCGCAGAGCGCTGCGTCTGCACCGACCGAAATCAGCAGTACGGTGAGCCGGAGGACAATTTCCGCACGATCTCCATGCTTTGGAGCGTCTACCTCTGCGCGCGCGGCATGGAGCAGCCGCTCGGTGCAGCCGACGTTGGCGCAATGATGGCGCTGTTCAAGCTCGGCCGCATCGCAACCGGAGGCAATAAAGCGGATAACTTCATTGACCTCGCCGGATATGCCGCCTGTGCAGGGGAAATCTCAACGGAGAGCGAGCACACATCGAAAGGCGTAAAAAAAGTAAGCGCAGGAAGCAAAGGAAGCGCAGAACACGAAAAAACGGCATTTCCAGCGAACAGGATTGTCCGCATGACGCGCAGCGCTGACGGAACATACCTCGTCAAAACCGGCTGTGCCATCCGGGAAGTGCCGGACTTGCGCGCAGCGATCGACATGATCCAGCAGTACGAAAGCGAAAGCACATAAAGCAAAAGCAGCACGCAGGATATGCGTGCTGCTTTCTTGTTGTGTGTTTGTCACGAGAAGAGCTTCCATAGCTGGTTGAACTGCTTCGCGGTATAGCCGTTTTGCATCGCCCACGCATACAGATCTGCTTTCTTGTACTTCCGTTGGCTGGTTCCCGGCTTCGTCGCGTACTTTGCCTGATAGAAGTCCACGATCTGTTTCAGCTCGTACCCGCCGTTGTATGCGGTCTCCACCTTTTCCTGCGTGTTTTCCGTTAGCTTCTGCGCCATGACGTTGAGCGCGAGCTGGTCACTGCCGCCGCGTTTGCCGACGACCGTCTTGATGATTGCCTGCATCACATCGCCGTTGCGGTCTCGCGCATTGTCCGGCAGTGTGTCTTTCGCGGTGCCGAGCTTGGCGCGGTATACGGCGTTGTCTGCCACGCTGCCGCTGCTCTTCGTCGTCCACGCCGGGGTGTCGCCGCCGTCGAGCTTTGCCTTCTTCTTGCCTGCCGCCGTTGCGACTTCCAGAAGGTTTTGAATCGCTGCCGCTTTCTCCGCGTCGCTCGACTGCTTGTAAACAGAACTCCGGATGACTTTCTGGATGTTGTCATAGGCCGTCTGACCGTATGCCATCTGGTACTGCCGCCTCTCGTCCTGATCCAGCGGCACTTTTTCGCCGTCTCTGTTTCCACTGTTTGGTGCTTTCTTCTCCGGATATTTTATGTCGATGTTCTCGCTGAGCCGGTACAACTCTTGGTTCACGGCGCTCGTCCGGTACTTCGTCACACTGCCGGGATTCAGTGTCGCGTTCAGGAAGTTTTCTGCTGCCGTTCCGGTGTATTTCTTCTCCTGCCCCCAGTTGTCCAGCGCAGCCGGAAGCGTTTCCCGAAGCCCCGGAATCTTGCTCTTCATCGCGTTCAGGCTGTTTTCCCACACGGTGTCGCCGTTGTAGGTGTCACGCACCGTCCCGTCAACCCCCTGCGCCACGCCGGACACGACGTTTGGCACAAAGCTGGTTGTTTGAGAAGCACCGTAGCGCAGGGCGGCTTCTGCGACCTTCCCGCCCGTGGTATCTGCCTTGGAGTATTTATAGCCGTTCGCAATCTCCTGAAACTGCGACATAGCGGGCAGATCCATCACGCTCTGAAAAGCAGATTCCAGATTGCCGCCCGCAACGTTTGCAAACGTAAGGCCCTCGTCCTTGTAGCAGTCTGCCAGCAGTGCGCCATAGGTCATCTGCGCATTGATCGGGTCAAGGAAGCCGATGGATACCAGGTCGTCACCGTCGCGCCACTCCGTGCTTTCTCCGGCAATCCACCGGTTGAGCGCACTAAGGTTAAGCTGCGTGCCGCTCACGCCCTCGGACTTTTCGAGCGCTTCCTTGTCCTCGTCGCCGTCTCCGGCAACGTTCATCACGCCAGCCCCGGCCAGCACCGCAAAGAGCGCGATTCCCATCGTGCCGTTAAACGCGCGGCCGAAATCCGTCACAGCCTTCGCCTGTTCGGCTGCGGTCAGCGTCCCGGCCTTTGCCTTGTTCAAGACTTTGACGACCTCCGCACCGGCGTTAATAAATCCGGCAGGGGAGTATTGAATCGCTGCGCTCGCAATGTTGCCGGGCACGTGTGTGAACGGGAGCATAATGTCACCGAGACCGATGCTGCCGCCCTGCTTGTCCTTGATGCTGAGCTTGTTCAGCGCATTGCGCATTCCGCCCATGACGCCGGACAGCTTGCCTTCGCTCTGGAACGTGCGTTCCCTTGCGGTTTCCTCCGCGCGGCCGTCAAGCGCGCCTTTTGCCACCTTGCCCTTGGCTTCCAGCGCGTCAATTCCGCGCTGCGCTTCCGCCTGAATGCCGCCTTTTTGCATCTGGTCAGACGTGACCATGGCATAGTTGCTGTATTTCTCCCACGTGGAGAGAAACCGTTCCAGAAAGTTTCCGGTCATCTTGAACGACCTGCTGCCGCCGGTTTCGTATTTGCCCTGTGCGTTGGAAACGCTTGCGTCAAGGCCGGTTTCAATGTACGACTTGAGCGTTGCCTCGCCCATGCCTTTTCGTTTTGCCTTGGAAAGATAGCTCTTATCCGCGGCTACGGAGCGTGTGCCGGTGTATTTCGACAGCAGCATGTCCAGCCCGACACCGATGTTGTTTGACACGGCCTCTACCGGGTCATACACCATATTGCCGACAAGGTTTCTGGCAGCCGTCGCCGGTTTCGAGAGCATGGACAGATAACGATAGGCTTTGATCTGTTCGAGCGTGGACGGTTTCGCGTAGTCATACGCAATGCCGCGCACCTGACTTGCGGCAACGTCACGCAGAAACGCTTCGCCGCCCGGCAGTTTCTTTGCCTGCTCAAGCGCCTTTTCCATTGTTCTGCCCATCTTGTTCGACCACAAACCGTTTGTGCGCCGCTCCGTGCTCATGCTTTTGATGAGGTCAACCACACCGTCCACGTCGCCTTTTTCGATGCTGCGCAGCTTCTCCGCGTTCTGGCTCACGCTATCGAGAATCTTCTTGCGCTGCTCGTCCGACATTTTGCGCGTGCGCGCGCTGTCGTTCAGCAGTTGGATCGCGTCCGCTTCCATTAGCGCCGGGTCAGACGCGAGCTGCCGCCGCTGCCGCAGCGCCTGACCGGCTTCTGTGCCGTGCGCATCCCACTCTTTCATGAGCTTTGCCACTTCGGCATAGGCATCTTTGCTGCCGCTCTCGCGCGCCTTGGCCACTTCTTTGACGATGATCTTGTGTGCAAGCACCGTGTCGGTATCGTCCCAGTCCTGCTTTTCACCGAACAGGTCTGCCTTTTCGCCCTCGTAGTCCGATTCAAAGCGCTCCTGTGCCTTCGCGTTTACCTCTTCGTCATGGTTGACTTTGTGCGTCCGGTCTTCCGGCCTCAGCCCTTCCATCGAACGCTCGTCGTCGGTGAGCACACCGTCGGTCGAGCGCGTCTGTGTCCGCGCTTCGTCATAGCCAAACTCCGCAGATTTTGCGCCCTGTCCTTCTGGAAGCATTTCCCGAATTTTGGTATTGACATTTTCATCCGCAGCGGGTATACTGTTCTCAACGGAAACGTTGCTGCGGGGGGGCACTTCGGGTGTAAGCTGCGGGCCGCTTTGCGGTATGTTCAGCATTCCGCCTTCGTTTCCGTTTTTATTTTTTGCGAGATATGCGGACACAACGCGCAGCTCGTGCGCGGCGGCGTCCGGAATGGCTTCCGCTGCGTAGTATGTCCCGTCGATTCTCTTTGAGTACAGGACAATTGGGGCAGGGCTTCCGTCCGCATTGCAAAATACGGCGCTGTGTTTTTGCTCCCCATTCTTATCGAGAACCGGCCGCACCTCGTCGTAGTTGTCCAGCACGTAGCTGATGCGCGCAATATCGTTTTCATTCGCCATGGAGTGATCGGCCTCGCCGTTCTTTCCGTGGCGTTTTTCAATATGCTGCAGGGCGTTGCCGTCGATGGAGTGCCTGTACCCCGTGGCGTCGATGCCAACCGTGCTTTTCAGGTCACTGACAGCGCGCTCCGACACTGTGTCCAGCCGCACGCGGGCTTTCTTCTTGTAGTCCGCGTTCTTCAGGCCGTTCCACTTGTGGATAAATGCGAGCACGCGGTTGTCCACACTGTTCTGGTATTCCTGAATGCTTGCCTGCTGTTCCGGCGTGTGCTGCTCCGGGCCGGTGTCGACTGCTGTGCTCTTTGCCCGTTCGTCGTTCTTTGTGGTCTCCCCAGTGATGTTCTGCGTCAGCGCCACACGCTTGATCTGCGCGCGCTGGTCGGCCTTCGTTCCGGTCAGCGTTTCGCCGGTCTGGTGCTCAAACTCCGTGCGAAGCCCAGCGTCAGCGAGCACGCGGTTCGCCTCGCTGTTCGAGATAACGCCCGTTTTCAACAGCGCGCGCACAGTTGCCTGACTGTCTTCTGCCGGCGCGGCCTCTGCCTGTGCTTCTGCCGCGATCGTTTCCGCCTCTGCCGGTTTCGCGCTCGCTTCCGTGTTCACGCTTGCGGTCGCGTTTGCGGCCGGTTCTCCGGCGCGCAGAGCTGCATTTTTCTGCGCGTCAACACCCTTTACGATACCGGCCGCCGTGCCGAATGTGGACAGCGCCGCGCCAATCATGGCGTCATAGGCGGACTGCGCCAGCAGCTCCTTGCGCCCCTCGGCGGTCGTGTAGCTGCTCGCGGCGGATTTGCCGCTGTCGTAGATCGCACGGATCGCCGGTGTCAGCAGGTCGCTCACAGCTTCCTCGGCGCCCTCGCCGACGGCGTTGGTCAGCGCGCGCACGATGCTGCGCCCCGTGTCCGTCTTTGCAAGCTTTTGTATCAGCTTTTCTGCCACGTCGTCCGCAGCGCCGCCGCCGAACAGCTTGCCGACGTCGAACATTTTCTCCGTTGCGATCTGCACGGCCGCCTGCGCCGCGCCGTAGATTACCTGCTCTCCGCCGCTTGCGCCGTCCATCATCGCCTCACGTGCGCCGTTGCCGAAAGCCCGCACGCCCATGCTGGCAAGGCCCGCGCCTGGAATCAGCGCGTTGACCGCCATGTCCGCGCCGAGTTGCAGCCCGCCGGAGGCGATGTCCACCAGCGCGCCCGCTGCGGCGCTGCCGCCTAGATTGTCTTTCGCCGCTTCGCGCGCCTCCCACTCCGCCGTGTCTGCCGCCTCTGCTTTTGCGTACATGTTCGCTTGGTTGCGCTGCCGGGCAGCTTCCGCCGTGGCCTTGTCCGCTTCCGATACGGCATCGTCCGCGACCGTCACGCCCATGATCTGTGTGCCGCTGCGCTTGCTCATCATCGCTCCGACGGCGCTTTCATAGGCGCTTTCCGCGCCCTTTGCAGCGGATTTCACGATGTCGCCGCCCGCTTGCGCCGTCTTGCTCTCCTGCATCCCGCTGCTGCGGTAGTCGTCGCTGATCGCCTGGTTCATCATGCCCAGCGGCGCGCTCGTGTCGCCGCTGTACCCGGCGTCGCCGAAAGCGTTCAGCAGCTTCTCCCAAAAGCTGATGTTCTCTTTCTTCTTCTGCGGCACAGGTTCAGAGATCGGTTTGGTGACAGGTTTCTGCGCGTCAGCGGCATCCTGCTGTGCTCTCGGCCGTTCGGTCGCGCCAGTGCTTTTGAGCCAGTCGTCAATCGAGACTGTCGCTTTTTTGAACGCCATCTGATTTCCTCACTTTCTGGAGTTGTTCATGTATTTCATCCGTCTGCGGCTGTCGTCGGAAATCAGACCGTTGTCGGACGCGCTCTGGATGTACTGGTTCACTTCCGAAACCGGTGTGCCCTGCGAGATCATTTCCTTCACCCGCTCGTGAACGGTCGCGGCGTCTGCAACAGCATTTGGATCCGTGAAGTCAATGTCGTTGTGAGTGACACGGCCGCTGTCCGTTTTATCCCTGACCGGCGTGATCGTATTATCGTCTGAACCGCCACCACCGCCACCGCCGCCGCCCGGAGTGCGGTTTGATGCCGTGTAGCTCGCCGGGTATGTGCCTGTGCGCTCGTAGTAGAGCTTCGGGTTCTGCGCGCCCCACACTTTCTGCATCGCGTCGATCTGATCCTGCGAATAGCCGAGCGCCGCATAACCGCTGAAATCGCCGTACTTGGCGAGCGTCGCGGCCTGCTGTTCGAGGCGGCTGCGATCGTTTTCCGCAAGCGTCGTGTCCACGCTAAGCTGCTTGACCGCTGTGTTGACGATGGAGTTATCCACACGCTGCGCCTCGGTATAGAGCGCCTTCGCGCGTGCCGCGTCGTTCTCGCTGATCGCCTGTGCGACTGCGTTCTGATACGCCGTCTTTACCTTCTGCCGCTGCGCCTCCAGATCGGACAGCGCGTCTGCCTCTGCGGACGACACTTTACCCATGGCTGCGTTCCTGCTGTTCTGCTGTGAGAGCGCGAGCTGGCTGCCAGCACCGACATTGATGCCGCTGCCTGCCATCTGTTCGTTCAGGTTTGCGCGGGAAATGTCCGCCTGCGTCGATACCTGCCGCCGCGCCTCGTTGTATGTCTGCGGGATCTTCGCTGCCTGTGCGTCATAGTCCGCCATGTTCTGGTCATAGGCCGCTTTCAGCGCGTCGGTCTTCGCCTTCTGCTGCGCGTCGTAGATCTTGTTGATGCTCTCGCTCTGATCTTTTGCTTCCGGCAGGACGGTGTTGTTCCCGACGATCTTAAAGCCGCTACCGTCCGCGCCGCCGCTGTAGCCGTACTTCTTGCGGATAAGCTCCGCCTGCTCGTGCGCCTCGTTCATGCCGCCCTGATTTCCGGCCTTCTGCGCGGCTTGCCACTGCTCACCGAGCGCGGCGATTTTCTGCTTGTCGGCGTTGTTTATGATTGCGTCATTGTATGCCATCGTGTCACCTCATCACTTGATAGGGAAGAGGGGACACCGCCGCGCCCGGCAGCGTCCCCCGTGTCGATTCTTATTTGTGTTCCAGCAGCTGCAGCCGCGCCTCGTGGTCGTTGATCGTGTCCTCGCTGCGCTCGATCTTGTCCCACATCTCGTTGTGCTCCTTGGCGTTCCCGGCGTCCATGCGGTCAATGCGCGCCGTCAGCGCCACGACCGCGTCCGTGTTCCGCTGGATGATAGTGCTCATGCGCCAGCACGCGCCGATCAGCGTCAGCACAAACGCCACCGCCGAGATGATGTCCGCAAGCGATGCTGCCATCCTCAGCCCTCTTTCCTCGGCTTTTCATAGCTCAGTGCGCGTGCGCTGTCGCCGACACCCGCGGTCGTCGGGTCGACCACGATGCCGAGCAGACACAGGATGTTGATGACCATGCTGATGATCGTCGTCACCTGATCCTGCGCCACACGCGGCACGATGCCGCACACGCCGAGCACCTGATACACCAGCGCTACCAGCGCCATGACGAGCGCGGTCAGCGTTGCCTTGTTCTGCAGTCTGAGTTTCCAGTTAATTTTCATATGTATTCCTCCTTTACTTTTCATCGACCATGCGCTGGCACACGATCATCGTGCGCAGCATGTCCAGCGACAAATCCAGCTTGCCGTGCTCATCGCCCAGCAGCGCGCCGCGATCAATCAGCTTCTGCGTTTCTTCCTGTGCCCACTCGGGCAGTTCGTTGACGCTGTTGTATCTGGTTGCCATGTCTTCATCCTCCTCGACTGTATTTTCTTCCGGCGCAAGCGAAGCCTTAAATGCGTCCCACTGCGCCGGGTCATCCACCCACGGCATGGGGCAGTGCTTGCCCGTCACGTCGTAGTGCCGCAGCACGTGATCCGTGTCGATGCCATAGCGCTGCATAATGTCTTTTGCCAAGGCCGCGGCGTTGACCACGGTCTCCGGCTTGATGTAGTAGCTGCCGTCGGCGCGCTTGCGGCTGCACATCTCAATGCCGATGCTGTTGGCATTGCGACACTCGGGATGCCAGTACGCCCGCGCACCGCAGTGCCATGCTGTGTCGCCCTCGCTCACGGATTGCATCACGCCGTGCTCGTCGCAAAAATAGTGCGCGCTGGCCTGTAGGCCGCCCACGCGATGATAGTAATCGCAGTTATTTTGTGCCGTGTCGCCGTTGTTGGCCGTATAGTGCATCACGATGTACTGCACCGGCCGCGTTCGCCCTGCGCGGTAATTTGTCGCGTTGCATTGCACAAAGTTCATTCGCTCGCCTCCTCCCATCCGTGCACGTCCGGTGCGTAGACGTTTGCGTCAGCCGTGCAAATGTAATGCTTGCCGCGATAGCTGACTTTGTCGCCCCGGTGATACGCATCGTGCGCGCCGGACGGCTGTACCCACTCCGGCCATGCGTCCACGCTGACAGCGACCCACAGCGCCGGGGCCGCGTCCGGCGTCCAGTCTGCCTGCCCCGTGTGCGCCTGCACGCATTTGTACAGCGCGCCGTTGTACCGCACCCTGTCGTCAATGGCATAGGCATTGCCGGCCGCCCACGTGGGGAACAGCTCCATGCCGGTCAGGGCGGCCGCATCATCCAGTCCGGCGGCAAGGCTTTCGATCAGCTGCCGCAGCAGCTTTGCTTTTCCGCGTGTCATGTTGCACCTCCCAAAAGAATATTCAAGGCTTGCGTGTCCGAAAGTTCGTCCTCGTCGCTCGGTTCGGGCTCGGGCGGCAGGTCGTATGCCTCCCACGTCAGGTCGGTTTTCAGCCGGTAGCCTTTGCCGTTTGCGCTCGGACGGTTTCGGATCACGTCCATGATGGCGTTGTACTCGTCCTCCGTGATCTCCACCCCGCCCGGGCCGGTGCCGATGGCGGCGAGGTAAGTATTTGATACTTGTTTATGGTACTTCATCGCATCATGCCCCCTTGCTCAGCATTATCCAACGATATGTTGCCCCGCCGCGCAACTTCATTGTTGACCCGCAAGCGATTGTTATAATTGCGCTTGGATAATTTTCTGGCATTACTACGACATTGTTTTCATACGTTATTGAGAATGATGCTGTGAAATATACCGCTGGCGCAAAAGCGAAACTTGGGATGATTCTGTTATCTCTACCACCAAAGCCAACCAGTAGCGTTTTTTGCGCCTCGGCGAATGTACCATATACGTGATCTAAGAACACAAGAAACAACGTATTTTTCGCTTGAGTTTTAGACGCAATCGTTATCCCAGTATCCAAAACATATTCAGAAATATCGCTTGCTGGTGTAATCGTCCCGGTTTGTACTATATCATAATCTCCAAATTGCGCACCGCCGCCCCCGGCTTCGAGCGTACCGACCAGCCCAAACAGATCCACATCTTTCTTGATATTTGCAGCCACAAAATCAGGATCCAGCTGCGCGAGCAGGTTCTTCGTGATCGCCGCGACTTTCTGCGCGCCGGTCGTGTAGACCCCGCTTGCGCAAACCGTCTGCTCGCTCGTGGACGGCGAAACGGTCGCCGCTGCTTTTTTGGTCACACCGCTGCCGACATATGTTTTTGGGATCGCGCCGACGGAAACTTTCGAGAGCACCTTCCCGCTGTCCGGCGTGATGTCCTGCGCCGTTTCCGTCGGTGTTGCGCTTTTGGCCTGCGTCGGCTTTTCCGGGTCGGTGTATTCCACGGTGATATCGCCCTCGCAGTATTTCCCGCTTGTCTGCAGCGTCTTGCTGCCGCTTGCGTCGATCGTTGCGATCGATGTGCCCTGATACTTGATATTGACATCGGCCATCAGCTGACACCTCCGTTATATACCGGCAAACTCGCGGCGGCCCACGCGCCGTCGACAACACGCAGGATCTTGCCGTTATCGGCTGCCGTCACACTTGGCAGTGCCGCGCCGGCGCCGATCGCCGCGATCTTGGCCTTGACATAGGCCACGTTCGCCGCGTAGTTTGTCTGTGCGTCCGTCGGCGTTCTGATGCCAGCCACACGCACCAGCGCATTTTCCGGGCCGCAGTCAAGGGTGATAGTATAATCTCCGTCGTTGACTTTTGAGGGCACAATATGCACCGCGGCGTTGCTATCCACAATGTGGAAATCTGGGCACATTGACACAACTCCAGCAGTGACAGCCCCTGCGACGGGCAGAGCTTCAATATTCTTGCGCGCCTGCTGTTTCTGCTCGAAAGTGAGAGACTGCGCAGCGTCATATCGCACGGCGCCCGATCCGCCTCCTGACGGCATATCCGCCGGACTCCACGCGGTTGGAACACCGGATGCGTCCACGGCTGTGATCTTGGCGATCTGGCCAACCGTCGCGCCGGTGATGTCCATGCCAGCGCCGTCCTTACCCGGTGCACCAGCAGGGCCTTGCGGGCCGGCAGGGCCAGCAGGGCCAGCAGGGCCGGTTGCACCTGTGTCGCCCTTTGCACCGGTTGCTCCGCGCGATGGCTTGCCGGTGTCAGTCGTTCCGAGATACCAGTGCCCATTGTCGCCGATGTGCGGCGTGATGCCATCAGCGCCAGAAGCCCCCGGTTTGCCGTCTGCACCATCTTTACCGTTCGTTCCGTCCTTGCCATTCGAGCCGTCAGCGCCCTTCGCTCCGTCTTTTACTACGAACTCATGCGAACCTTTTGCGTCCGTAATGGTCACTTTCGTGCCACCGGTTGTGGCAGCGGTCGATACTGTAGGCGAAACGCCGTCCTTGCCGGGTGCGCCAGGATCGCCCTTTGTGCCTTCAATCACAACAAGCGGCGTGTCAACCGCTGCGGCTACCTCTTCTCCAAACACATCGATGATCTCGGCTTCGATTCTGTCGCTCATTCCATCAGCTCCTCGTCCGTGCAGTCCAGCACTTTGATTTTCGGGTTTTTCTTCGGCTTCAGGATATTTCCTGCGCCCTTGAAGTTGCAGGTGATCTCCAGCTCCGCCTGCCCCACGTCGAGGGACAGCGTGTCTTCCTGCGTCAGCGTCAGCAGGAACCGGTCATTTGCGTTGTCGTACTGCACCGCGTCCGGCCACGTCTTGCGCACACTGTCGCCGAGCTTGAACGCGATCTCGTCCACGTTGCCAAGCGGAAACACGTCCATGTCGTTGAATTTCACGCGCACGGGAATGGTCTTTGCCTCGCCTCGTTTGATATATGCCATATCATCACCTCACAGCATCTGGTACACGAAGGTGTGCCCGGCCTCGTTTGCCCATGCGTTCGCTGTCACGAACGTTAGCATGCCGTTTTCGAACTTGATGTCCGCCTTGTCCTGCCACTGCCACGTTGCCGTCCCGTAAGCGGCGTAAACGCTGCCCCACGGGAACACAAAGCCATACTTGCTGTTGCCGTAGATAAACAGCAGAATGCCGGAGCCACCGACGTTGATTGTCCTACCAGCCGCCCCGTCCGAGCTATAGCCCACATGCGTAACCAGCGATTCCAGGTCGACCTTTTCTTTTGTCACACATTTCGTCGCCAGTTTTTCCGTCGTAACCGCCTCGTCGCACAGCGCGCTCGTCACAATCGCGCGTTCCCCAATCTTGCTGCTTCCAATTGTGTGGCTGGCGATTTTGTCCCCAGTCACGGCGTAGTTTTTGATGTGGCGCTCTTCGACCGCGTAGTAGCCGATCTTGCTTTTCGTCACGACCCCATTCGAAAGTTTTGCCTCCGTGACGGCCCCGTCTTTCAGGCGGTACGTATCTACAGCGCCCCACTTGATCGCGTCGGTGTCTACCGCGCTCATTGCCAGCTTGCCCGCCGTGATTGCGTCGTCCGCGATTGCGGCCGTGCCGACTGCGCCGTCTGCAATCTTTGCTGCTGTGACAGCACCGTCCGCGATGCCGGCCTGCGACACGCCCGCGATCTGGCTCTGCACATTCTCGATCGCATCCTGCACGTTATCCTTGTTGACAGCCGTTGTCGGAGTAAAGCCGATGTTCTTTGCGGCGGCATTCTCGCCGAGCGCAGCGACCAGATCGTTCAGCGCCTTTTTCAGCAGGTTTCCTGCGAGGTCAAACTTTGCTTTCAGGGACGTAGCGGACAGGCCGCCAACGTCGTTCGGCTCGTCGTCCAGTTTGGAGATGATGTTCATGTCTTCATTGCACGTCGGAAGTGCCATATGTAACCCTCCTATCGCACATATCCCGTGAACCGCACGCGGATGTCGGCACTCGTGACCGTCGCCGTCGTGTCCGCGTCATCGTTCGTCAGGATGAGCTTGTAGTATGTAAATTTCTTTGCTTTCAGTTTCAGCCGCGTCATATACGGGCGCTTGTTCGTGTTAAACGACCAGTGCGCAAAATTCGCGTGGTCAAACGCTGCGCTGTTGCGGAAAACCAGCTTCTTTGAGAAGTCCGCTTTCCGGTCTGTCATGACCGTCACGGTCATCGACCCGGCGTGCGTCGGCACGAGACCGATCCACAGCATGGCGGAGTATTTGCGCATGAAATCCGCGCCGAAGTGCATGTTGCCGCTCTCCCATCGTGCGTCGATCGCTTCGCCGCAGTCGCTGCGGAACGCATCCGAAATCTCGACGAGCACGTTTTCACGTGCGCCGAGCAGCCTCCCGTATGTGCGGTAAAAGTGCTTGACAGGGAAGTTCGTGTACAGATACCAGACATTGAGACCGTAGTTGTGCACAACGGCCATGTCACCATATACGCAGTACCATTCTTTGCGGTCGTTGTCGTCCCAGCAATACGCCTGACGTAGGTCAAAGCCTTGCAGCGCTTTCCACACGCGGTCGGAAATGCGTTTCGCCTGCCGCTCGTTGATCGTCAGGTTACTGGAATAGCTGCTGTTGTTCTTCCATGTGTAGACGCTCTCCCCGAACAGGGTGTAAGGGCTGTTGTCCACAAGCCGCACCTGACCGGGAGCCGTGTTGCCAATGGCCTTGTTTACCTGCGTCCAGTAAAACGCAGGGAGGATTTTGCCCTCTGCGTTCGTCACCGTGCCGTATTGCACGGAGTACGCGCTGTCCTCTTTGAACGCCAGCAGTCGGGAGTAGTGGCGGATCATTGCCGTGATCGGTGTGTTCTCGTCGCCAATGTCCAGCACGTTCATGTCCGGGAAGTATTCTGCGGTCGGGTTGCCGTCGATGTCCAGCCCGGAGTACAGTGCCTTGTTGCTTCCGTCGCCGTAGAGGAACACGCGGTTGTCCGTCGCGCCGTTGTAAAGCTCTGCAAACTTCATTGCCCTGACCGTGCCGGAATCATCAGATGCCACGGTGTATTCCACTTCATACACATCCGCACCGGCAGGGGGCGCACTCGTGAATGTGATCTTGCCTTCTGCAAACGTATAGTCCGTACCGGCAGCCAGTGCTGCGCCTGTTGCCCTGTTTTTCACGCTCACAGACAGCGTTCCGTCCTCCGGGCATACATACACCGTTGATTTTCCGTCCGTAGCAATGCGGTATTTTCGCTTGCTGGATAGCTTGTTGATCTGTTCCAGTTCCGTGCCGCTGCCGTCCGCACCGACGCCCACAAGCACGGTCGGGACGTACCCTGTTACATCGGCGAGTGTGTAGCCGTCAAACACCTTGTACTGCGTTCCGTTGAGGATATAGAGTTTTTCCCGGAACCCGAAAAACTCCGTGTGTGCGTCGGCGAGCGTGCCCAGCTCCGAGACCGCCGTAGTGGCCGGAAAATCGATTTTCCACAGCTTCCCGGCAGCGGCCGCTACCTGCACATATTCTCCGCCGACGTAGCCGCACCACGTTCCCTGAATTTCTCCGGGGAACGTATGCACGGCTTTCATACCGGGGCGCTTTCGCAGCGCGCCGTCCTGCGTCACGCGCCAGTTGCGCATATCCGAAGCCTCTCCGAGCTGCAGGCTGGTATCGTCTGTTCCCGCCTGATTGACGCCGAGCCATTTCTGGATTCCGACGATCTTTTCATTCATGCGCGTCACCAGCTCCCGAATTCGCCGTACTCGATGCCGCCGTACACATCCTCAACCGTGCCCATGCTGCACTGCGCGTTTGCCTTGTGCATCGCAACAATCTCGTTGTAGCGCCGCTTGAACCGGTCGGATGCCTCCGGGTTCTCGTCCGTCAGAAGAGCGGAAGCAAGGCCGTATGGCATCGCACCGAGCGCAAGCGTGTTGTCGATCTCCGAGATCGTGTCGTCAAATTCCTCAACAGGCCGCCAGCCGGAAGCAGTTTTTCCGGCCTTCTTCGTCTCCGAAAACGGGTACAGCTCCGCGATCATGGTGTTGATGATCGACACGGTGCGGTATTTATATTCGTCCGTGTCCGTCGTCTGCGGTTTCCCGCTGTCGCTCAGCTCGTCCATGATGGACATTGCAGCGTCAAACACGTCGCTGACTTCTGCCATGAAATCACCTCGTTATCTGAAAATAGGCGGCGGGAAATCCCGCCGCCTTATCCGTTGCCTCAGGCGGCCGCCGTCATAATGCCGGAATCCAGCGCGCCGGTCTTGCTGGCGTAAGCCTTGACCTCCGTGCCTGCGGCAATGCCGGTCGGCTTCGCGCTGGCGTTGTAGGTCTTCGCCGTGGAGGAAGTCTTCGGGTTGCTGCCGTCGGTGGTGTACTTGATGGTCTCACCTTCACCGGCAGTCAGCGTCAGCGTGCCGCCGGAGACAGACATCGTCGGGGTCGTGCTGCCCGCAGTCGCGTGCACGCCGATGGCGTATGCCTTCTTGTCCAGCACGAAGCTGTCGAACATCACGCGGTACTCCGCCACATCGCCGTCGATGCCGAGCGGGTTCTTCTGGATGCGCATGGTCTGGTTCTTCACCGGGTCGACGCTCGCGCCCTTGCGGAAAATCACAAAATTAACGCCTGCGGGCAGATAGCTGTCCGGGATGGCGTACACGTCGTTGCCGTCGAGCTTGCCCAGAGAGCCGTTTGCGACGGCGTCCTTGCCCAGCACGTCAATGCCGACGATGTAGTCCGACAGCTTGCACTTGGCGAACAGCGTGTTGCCAATGAAGATTGCGCGGTTATCGGTCGGCACAAGATGGTTGGACATCTCCGCGCCCATGTTGACAATGGCGTCGATGGCCGTCTTGCCGGTCAGCGCGGTAGCATTGACGGTCACAACACCGGCGCCGCCGACCCACTTCTGCAGGCGGTACTTGTCGATGCTCGGGGTGACCTTGCCGTCCCACGTCGCCTTCATGCGCGCGTTGCACTGCTTGACGTTAAACTGTTCGGCAGCGTTGCCCGCGTCGATCGAGAACGTGCCGCCCTTGTCCTGCGTCATGCGCATGGTCTGCACGGTGTCGCCCAGCTCCTTGATCGTGCCGAAGCGGTTGGAGCCGCTGCGGGTGTAGTCGCCGAAGTCGCCCTCGTCGGAGCTGTACACGTTGATTGCGTTCACGCCGACAAAGTCGTAATCCTTACCGGCGAATGCGTCGGTCACGCTCTTCTGGTGGAAACGCTCGTCGAGCTTGGTGCTGTATTTGTCCGAAACATTGATTGCCATTATGTAATTACCTCACTTAAAAATTCAGAATTTCAGGCGGAGGCAAGCCCTTATTTCACGTGGTCAGTTGCCGTCGTACCACAGCGCGTCAAACGCTTCGTCGCTGCCGGTCTTCCCGGCGCTGCTCTGGCTGCCGGTGCTCCTCGCGGCGTTCGCCGCGTTCCGGTCGCGCGTTTCCTGTTCGGATTTCATGCGCGCGATCTCTGCCTCCAGCGCCTTGTTGCGTTCTCTTGCGTAGGCCGAAACCAGCGTTTCACCGCGGTTAAAGGCTTCCCACACGCCGTTCGGAATGGAGGCCGGGTCAACGTTGGGATAGGCTTTTGCAAATGCGTCAAAGCACTCGCCGCGCCACTTCTCGTTCGCTGCCTGCTGCTCCTGCTCCTGTTTCTGGGGTGCCAGTGCTGCCCGTTCCTGATCGAGCGCGCGGCGCTCTCTGTCGAGCTTTACACGCTCAAGCGCCATGCCGTCGTCGTCGATGCCGTATTTGCTCTTGGTAACGGCAATGAGCATGTTTTCCACAAGCTCATCAACGGTTGTGCCGCTCTGATTTGCCAGCTCCTGCAGCGCGTTCTCGTGTTCCGTGAGCTGCGCCAGTTGCTGTTTCTGTTCGGACACCTGGGTTTCCAGTTGCGTGTTTTTCTCGGTCACGCGGTCGTAGTCCATGCCCTTTTGGGCGAGCGTTACGACCTCGTCCCGGTTCACATTTTTCGTCTCGCCGAGGTGTTTGAGCTCAAACAGTTGGCCGTCTGTCTGCGCCTGCTGCTCCTCGTTCTCGCCCGGCTGTGCGGCATCTGCATCCTGCCCGCCGTCGTTCTGCTCGATCTCCGGCGCGGCGTCGTTGCTCTGCGGCTCCGTGTCCGGCGCGCCCTGCGCGTCGTCCTCGATGTCGGCAAAGCTATCCGCCGTGATGTCGCTCCAATCGTCTGCGTCCGCCGTAAAGGCGGTGTTCATGTCGTCTGCCATGTCAAAATCCCTTCTCCCGCTATGGTTGGCGGGTGCGGCGCTATGGTCGGCGCCACGTGTTGAAATTTATCTGGTAATGTATTTGCAAGGCGGATTGCCCGCCGAGCGTTCGTTATTCGGCCGTCCCGGTCTGCATGACCTTGCGCTGCAGGTCCCCGAAGCCGCCACCGCCGCGAATGGGCGTCTTCTGGCCGAGATCGACCAGAGCGCCGGTCTCCGGCGTGCCGCCTGTGCTCTGTTCCTCCGGCTGCATCATCTGCTGCTGTGCCGCCTGCTTGCGCGATGCGATCAGCTCCTGCCGCTTCGGGATGTAGCCGTCCGGGATGCGCTCAAGGTATTCTTCGATCGTGATCTTGTCCTGCATCAGCAGGTTATCCAGCGTCTGCACCGACGCCATCTCCGACCAGTACGAGCTTGCACCTACGTCCAGTTTCAGCGCCATCGGCATATCGTTCAGAATGCCGTAGTCGAACAGCACGGTTTCCAGCTCCTCCGGGTCTTTCCCGGCGAATACGAGAATGTCCGCGCCGACGTCCGGCATAGACACCTGCACTTTGCGTTTCCCGTAGTACGCCGCCATGAAGTCCAGATAGATGCGCCCCAGATCTTCGATTGATTTGTAGAGGTTCTGCTTCGTGATCTCCGACGGAATGCTGGCAGCGCGCTGCAGGGCGATAATGGCCGACGTGTTGTCCGGCCGCGTCTCGCCAAGCGCTGCGCTCGTCGCGCCGAGAAACTGCCGCGTATAGTCCACGCTCGTCTGGATAAACTGCGCGATCTGCGGGCTGATCTGTGCCGGGTCGATGATCTTTGCCACGCCGGACACGTCGCCGCCGTTGACGCCGATCGCAGCGCCGACTGCGTTGTTCCACTTCGGAATGCGCGTCTTGTCGTACACCGTGCGTGGGAATGCGCTCGTCATCAATGAGATCATGGACATTGCAAACAGCTTGTTGACAAAGATCTGGTTCGGGATCAGCCCGGTCACGAGCGCCTGACCGTGATAGCTGTCGGGAATGTAGTCCCAGTTGATCCACGTCACCGGGTAGAGCCGCAGCCCCATGTCCCACGGCTCGCGCAGCATGACGCGCCCGGAGACTTCGCACGCCCACACCGTGCCGGTCTTGCGTTCCTTCCACATCCGCAGCAGCACCGTGCTGCGCTCTGAGCTGTTTTTATAGCTGTCAGTGTTGTGGTTCTCGGTATCCGGCTGAATGTCGTTCCAGTGCGGATTTCCGGCCTCCTGCGCTGCTCTGCGCAGCTCCTTCGTCATTTCTCGCCGCTCGATGAGAATGTAGGGCTGCTTCTGCGGGTCACGGCACGCTGTGTTGCCGAAACCGACGCGCATATTGTCCACGATCTCCGTGCGGATGCCGCCACGCAGGCCGAATCCGGCGTCAACCGTGTCGTCCCAGAACGTGAACAGGCAGCTATCACCGTCCACCGCGGCGTTTCGCATATACTCGCGCACAAGGTTCGGCACACGGTTGAATTCAAACAGCCTGTCGAATTCCTTGTTGACGATCTCCGCGACACGTTCCACGTCCTCCGGCGTGCGCTCGCACGCAAGCGGAGTAGCCTGCATCTTGATGTTGTCGGTCGTGGTGTTTGCAACGGAGAACAAGACGACCTGTTTCAGGAAGTTGTATACCGGCGTCGGCAGACCCTTCGCGTCCACGCCCTCCCATTGCTTGCCGATGAAGAAGTTCTCGTTGGCGCGCACCGTCTCGTCGAGGTTGACAGCGGTGTTGTAGCCGAGCATTTTCTGGTACTCTGCCTGTACCTGCTCCGGCGTGATCTTCTTGCCAAACTCGTCAGGCATCGTCGCTCACGCCCTTCTTTCCGGCCATCAGGTAGCTGTAGTTCATGAGGTTGGACACGCCGTTGGAGAAGTCCTGCGCCATCTGCAGCGCCTGTTCCACCTGTTCAGCGTGGTCTTCGTCGAGCTTGTCCGCTCGCTCGCACAGTGCGGCCGCAGTCTCTTCCAGTGCCTCTACGCGCTTTTGTAGCTGCGACACGTCAAGCGACGTATCTGCCAGCATGTCCATCGTCGCGTCCTGAAATGCCTGCAGCTCGTCGTCCCAGCGCCGCAGGTTTACCATCGTCAGCACAAAGCACGCCGCGATCACCAGTAGGCCGATCAAACTGATAGTGTTCATGTCTTCCTCCTAATAGCTGATATATCCGGCAGACGGTGCGTCTCCGGTCATGAATTCCTCGTAGCCCTCCTGCGCGTCCTCGTCCTCGTAGATGATCTCTGACGGGTTCGCATCTCTTGCGTCTGCGCGCATTGTTCTCGATACGCAGTAGTAGCGCACGGAATCGACCGTGTGTGTGATCTCGTGCGGCTCTTTGGCGCAGTCGTTCGGGTTGCGCTCGTCCGCCTGAATGTCCTCGAGGTCTCCGATCGTCCGCTCGCAGGTCTGGAAAAGCACAAGCCCCGGTTTCCCGTCCGGCATATTTGCGAGCGCTTCCTTCACTTGCATGAAACCCTGCACGCGGTTATTGCTCGCCCGCACAATGGGCACGCCGCACTGCATGAACACCTCTGCCATCGTCTTGCCGGTGTCCTTCTGGCGCGACCAGATGTCCGGCGGTGCAAAGGTGATCTCTATGTGCTCGTCCGGCATCGTCATGTCGAGGATCTGCTTTGCTGCATCCCGCACGTTCAGATCCGGCTGCACAAGCTCGCGGTACATGTACGAGCGTCCGTTTTCGTCCACCGCGTACCAGCCGACGGCAAGCATATCCAGACCGTAGTCGAGCGCCCTGTACCGCTTCCAGTGCTTTGGGATCTGGAACGGCTTGCAGGTGTGCGTTGCCTTGCTGAATTCCGGGAAATACGTGCCGCACAGCGCGTCCCAGTCGCCGTAGCGGTGCGCCTTGCGGATGTTCTCCGGCAGTTGAGAAAGCGCCTGCAGATAGCCCGGAGAGGATTCGAGCAGGTCTTTGTTGTCCTCGACCGTTGCGAAAATGAAGCTGTAGTCGTCCGGGTTCTCGTTCTCCTCCGGGTTGTCGGAATCTGTCTTGAAATTTCGGTCGATAAACAGGCGCTTGACCCATCTGTGTCCGACGCCACCTGGGTTGCACGTCAGATAAAAGCGCTTCGGGATCTCGTTGACGCCGCGCAGGCAGCCGCCGAGAAAGCGGAATTCGCGCTCTGTAAACTGCGTAGCCTCGTCCATGAAGATCCAGTCGTATTCCTGGCCTTGGTATTCGCTTTCGGACGTAATGCCGCTCCAGTGGCCGAAATGGATGGTTGAGCCGTTTTGAAAGTACAGCGTGTGCAGTGTGCCGTTGTAGCTTGTCAGCTCCTGCGGTACCATCTTCAAAATCGGTTCGATGTGGTTCGACTGCAGCTCCGGGTATGTCTTTCGCACGATGAGGATGCGGATGCCCGGCCATGTAAACGCGCCGCCTACCGCCTTGATGCGCACTGCGTGCGTCTTGCCGCCGCCTCGCGCGCCGCCGTAGGCCGTGTACATCGTTCGGCTCTGGTAAAACAGCAGCTGTTTCTCGTTCGCGTGTCCCGGATCCCATGTGAAATTTGTCTGCGTGCTTCGCTTCTGCTTCGGCATGGCATCCTCCGTAAATGCAGAAACGGAGCCAACCGCATTCCGCAGTCAGCTCCGTTCAGCTCTTATGCCCGGCCGTTTCCGGGCACGTCGTTATTCTGTTTCTGTTTCCCGAAAGGCGACCTTGCGCTTTACTTCCAGCACAAGCACGCCGTCTTTCGTTTGCTTTACCTCGGCAGTATTCCCGCGGCCGATAATGTCCAGAATCGCCCGGAGGAGATTTTCATTTTTCTGCATAGGGTACCTTCACATTGCCGCCCCGGCATTTTTCCGCCACCCGTCAAGGTAAATGACAGGCGCGGCCTTGCTCGCCGGTTGATAGCCCATCCGCACACCGTAGCCGCCGCCGTAATCCAGCGCAGCCGCGGTGTTAACAAACAATCGTTCAACCGGCTCCGCGCTCCTCGTAGAAGCGTTCGTCCGGAAAAAGCAATCCTTGAACACGGCGGGGGAGTGCGTGTGCCCGCAAACATAAACGTCTGCGTCAACGATCTGCGCATAGTCCGCAAGCCGGTTGATCTTGCCGCCGATCTTGCGTCCACCACCGTTTCCGTGGTTGACGTAGATAGAGTACGTTGTCTGCCGTCCCTCGCTCTTGCGCCGGGAGTTTTCACCGAGTGATACGAATACGAGCGCCGCGTCCGGAGCGTACCGGCCGCCCGCGCCCAGTTCGTTTGCGATCAGCCATGTAATGTCGATGCCGTCTGCACGATACGTCCGCTCTTCGTGGTTGCCGGGAACAGCGCACAGGATGCGGCCCTTGAGCGGAGCAAACGTCTTGTTTGCAAGCTGGATCTGCTCCATCGGGGACAACTGCGTGCTGTAGATGTCGCCGATGCTGTTTCGCGTCGCATTGTCGATCAGGTCGCCCGCAAGGATAACGTAGGCATTGTCTCTCTCCGCAATGTCCGCCACGCGCTTTTGCACGCCGCGAATATCGCAGTTCGGGTCGGAAAGATGTACGTCCGCAATGACGTGCACTTCGATTTCGCTGTGCTGCTTCGGCAGCTCCACACGGATAACGTGCAAACGCTTCACCTCATTCGTTCAAGACCGCGGCTGCGAGCGCTCTTGCACAGCGCCCCAGCAAAAAAACGAAATAATCTACCAGACACGGTTGTTGCGCGCCTCGCTTATAAACCAATTCCGAGCAGCAGCTCAGCGCGCCCGCCTCCCGCTGCAGCAGGAAAGCGGCTTTCTGCCGGTTTTTCACGCTCCGGTTAATCCGGTCGTCTGGTCTTGGCGGCAGCCCCCGGACTTGCACCGGGCGCGCCCCTCTTTGGAAGCTGCCGTAGAAAGGGAAGCTGCGGCATCCTGACTTGCACAGGATTTCAGCGGAAAGGAGATGAAACGCTTAGGCCACTCGCCGCCGCAGCAGTGTTTACCGTCGCTTCCGACGCTTGATTCCCGGATAGTGCCGGGTTCACAGTTGCTCCGTACCGTAATAGGTTTTTGGAAGGGAATAACGGCCACAGGAGGCCGGCCTTTTTCTGGCACGGAGGGGCATCGTTCGCAAACGCAAACAGCAAGCACTTAGCCGCAGCGCGTATCCTGCGCCCGCATTTGGCTTGTTGGATTAAGCGTGTTTGTTGCGCACTTGCAAGCGTTACTTGAAAGCACTGTCGCCGCCGATCCCGTCTGTCTTGATCGTCAGCTCCTGCGCGTGAACGTCGATTACAGGCTTGTCGATGTACCCGCCGTTTTTCGGCTGCTTGAGCAGGAAGATGATCCCGCCGCTGCCCTTCGGGTTTTCAGCCACCATGCGCGCATAGACCGCTTCCCGGTATGCGACCAGCTTCTCGAGCTGCTCTCCATATCCGTCATATTCCCCGCCTTCGTTTGCCCGCCATCGAGCGAGTGTGCGCGGCGCAATGCCGAGATACTTCATCAGCGCATAGTCGTCCATGTACTGTTTTCCGTCCTCGCACTGCATGATAAACTCGTCGATCAGGACGCCAAGCTCTTCGGCGGTTTTGATTTTGCGCGGTCTTGCCATAGAATCACCCCATCACTTATAGTATAGCATCAAACGTCGAAAAAACTAAATGCACAACCCCAGAAAATGTATGGAATACCTTTGGAAAGACGTGCGCGATTGTAAAGACGTGGAAAACGTAGCGGGTTGAACTTGCGTTGAGCGGGACGATGTTTGGCGGGAAGTCTCAAAAGGCTGTGTGTCGTAACGCATGGGCTGCCGCCTGAGAGCCGCCCCGTTTTTCCGCTACCCCCGGGTGGGAGGGGGGAGGGGGCGCACCCGGAAACGTCGAGCGAAACACACACCACACACCAGCGCGCGCCGGGGATGATTGCCCGCGCGGCCGGGCACCTAATTGCTATTGCTACATGATGCTGCATACACTGCGCATGAACTGCATAAACTACCAGCCGAGCAATGCAGAAGCACCGCAAAATCTATTAGTTATTCGGCAAAATGTAGGTTATGCCGAATTTGCAAATCTATAAAACCATTGAAAACACTAGCTTTTTGCGAAACTGCATGAATATGCACAGTATACAGCGCCAAAAACAGCCGTGAGAAATGCATCAGTATGCACCAGATCACCACAGCAAAACCAGCCGCCACAAGCCCGCGATTTTTTTATCTGTCGCCACAACGCGGATTTTGTATAGGACAATGGGCCATATCATCATCATATCATCATCATATCATCATCATATCATCGTATCGTAACAACATCATCACATTGCTGCATCACCGGCACGCATCCAGGGCAGCACCCCCGCAAAGAGGGGGGGACTATAGGGGGGGTAATTTACATAGCTAAGTAATAACTAAGTAATAGCTATTACACAGCTATGTCATAGCTATTAAATATCTATTCCATACCCGCGAGGCATTCAACGACCAAAGAAAAGGAAAGGAAAGTATAGGGGAGAGAGCGCTCGCGCAAAAAATTTTTGCAAAAAGGGCTTGGCATACTGCATCGAGTATGCTATCTTGTAAATGCAGCCGGGGAACGGCAGCGAAAGGAGATGGTCCCCGCGGCAAGAAAGACCACCACCAGCACGGAGGTTAAACGTCGATATAATGATCGCGTGTACTGCAAAGTGCAAGCGGAGCTGCCACGCGACACTGTAACGGCATTTAAAGCCAAGTGCAAAGTCAAAGGCATATCGCAAGCGAGCGTTTTACTTGAAGCAATTGAAAACTTTTTAAGGGACTGATTGTCCCTTAAAAATATACATACTCGATTGAGTATGTAATACACGAAAAAGGAGTATATATTATGCGTTATGTTATTTTTTACAAAACCTATAGCGGTTGTTGGTGCTGGCGATCGGGCTTTGAAACCTATCGCGAGGCGCTGAAATTTGCAGAAGCCCGTTTTTCTAAACTTGACCGTGTGGTGGAAATTTACAACAATGCTTTTGGCGGGCGCCGTGTAGCGCGCTATGAATTAGACGAATAACCCGCCATCCCGGCGGTAATGCAGCCCGACGAACGTCGGCCGGTCACAAGCCCGGGAAAATGCAGAGCGACGCCAAACCAACACAAATACAAGGAGGATCACCATGAAATACTTTACCAGCATTCACACCCTCGACGAGCTGAAAGCAGCTTACCGCCGTCTTGCCCTGAAATACCACCCCGACATGGGCGGCAGTACGGAGATCATGCAGGAGATCAACAACGAGCATGACGCGCTTTTTGAGCAGCTCAAGCGCCAGCACAACGCCAGCGCGGACGAGTACCACCAGACCACCGAAACCGCCGAGGAATTCCGCGAGATCCTCGCCGTGCTCCTCGGCCTGCCCGGGCTGACTGTCGAACTTTGCGGCTCGTGGCTCTGGATCAGCGGCGAGACGCGGCAGCACAAGGACGCGCTCAAGGCTGCCGGTTGCCGCTGGAGCAGCAGCAAGAAGATGTGGTACTGGCGGCACCCGGAGGACGCGCGCGGCCACTATCGCGGCAAGCGCAGCATGAACGACATCCGCAGCAAGTACGGCTCGCAGGTGTTCGACGCTTCCGGGCGCGAATCCAGCGCCTACGCGCGCATCGGGGCGACGGCGTGAGCCGTCCAGCCCCTGCGCCGCTTGTAATGCAGCCTAAGACGGTCGTAAGCCCGTGCAAATGCAGAGCGCAAGCGATAACAGGAGGTAATACACCATTATGCAAAACGACAAGAGTTATTCCGCGCTGTTCGAGCGCTACGGCAGCCCGTGCAGAGAGGCGGATATCCGTCTTACCGCGTGGTTGGTGCGCCCGGATAAGCTGGACACGTTCGACCGCATCCGGCACTATGACGATTCCGCCGCGCGTCTGATCGCTGACTGTAAGCGCCTCGAGCGGCAGCTGCTGGAGTACCGGCAAGACCTCGCCGCCCGCTATGGGGAGCTGGCCACCATGCCGAGCACGGAAACGCTCAAAATCGAGCGCGAGCCGCGCGCGTCCGGCATTCGCTACCATGTCACCATCTCGCGCACATACTCCGACGGGACGACGGTTGACGTGCTACGCGAGACGTACACCGGCAAAGAGCGCGGCAAGGCGCTTTCCCGGTTCGCGGAGCTGCAAAAGCAGCGCCCCGGAATCGCAGCCGTGAAAGACATTGCGCGCCGCAGCTGGGAACGCGGTTAAACACCATCCGCAAATAGCCATTCATTCACAGCTCCGGCATCATTGCCGGGGCTGTTTTTCACGCTGCAAATATGTCGGCGCTTACTTTCACACATTAAATCAAGTAATTAGCATTTTAGTTAGCATTTTGTTAGCGAAATGCGTTTACGCTATGCGGAAAATAATCGTAAATCCGCGACGTTTTTCGCACCGCAAAGATTTCCGAAAGCACAACAAAGCATTGATAAATAAAGAAAATCCAGCAATCCCAATGGGTTGCTGGATTTTACCATTTTGGTGGAGATGGGGGGAGTTGAACCCCTGCGATATTGCTATAAAACCATTGAAAACACTAGATTTTATGAAACTAGTTAGCATTTTCGTTAGCATTTTGCGAATAGAATGTACGAATTGCATCTACCTGATTTGCTATATCCGCGTCCGCAAGGTGGGTGTAAATCTCGCGCGGGATGCGGTCCGTTTTCCACCCGCCGAGGCGCATGGTGATCAGCATCGGCACGCCCAAATGGTAGCACAAAGACGCGAAGCTGTGCCGCAAGCCATGCACGCCAACCAGCGGCAAGCCGCACGACGAGCATACGCGGTTGACCTGCCGATAGATCGTATTCGGCGCGACTGTCGCGACCGGCCCGATATCATCCGCGTGCAGATCCACAAGCTCCTGCAGCCGCGGTATCATGATCGGCACGGTGCGCCGCGACGTTGCGTTCTTGTTCGTCTTCTTGCGCACCTTATTGCCGTCCTTGTCGTACACCAGTGCCCCCGCTACGGTGATTTCTTGCCCGCGTAGCTGCGCCCAGTCCAGCGCGCATATCTCCGACCGGCGCAGGCCGTGCAGCGCAAGCAACGCAGGAATTTCGCCGTCAGTCCCGCGTATCGCGTCCACAAACACAGCGATCTGGTCGTATGTCAGATAGACGTGCTCTTTCTTCTGCCTGTCCGGCAGTGATACCTTTGGCCGTCCCTGCCCAGCTTCTTCGACCGATGCCGCCGCAAGATTCCATGCGTTAAACAGCGTCTTCGCAGAAACCGCCCTCGCCTCTTCGTTTATCATTCTCTGGTACGGTATCTGCCGGATGTCGCGCCACATGTATGCCCTAAATCGGTTATTCAGGATCACATAATACCCCCGAATCGTCTCCGGGGATTTCACGTTCTCTCGCACCTGTATGTACTGCTCGATCGCGCTGCGCAGCGTGACACACGCGCTTGCCGGTTGCGGTCTCTTCCCATTGCGATAGTCCGCCTTGATCTTCTCCGCCTGCCGGATGCACTCCGTGCGCGTTGCCGCCGACACCGGCACGCTCTCGCCGCCGAGCCGCATCTGGATAAACCACGTCCCGCTTTTCAATTTTCGCGGCTCTGGCACTTTCATTTCACAGCCTCCTCAATTCGGGAAATCAACGTCTACACGGCCGTCTTCGATGTCACCGTACAATTCCAGCAGCTCGTCATAGCAGCGATACAGGCTTTCTATCGCGTCTTTCGCGTCATCGTAGGTGTAGACGCCCTCGCCCGCCAGATAGCTGTCCAGTATTTCCGCATTCACGCCGATGCCACTGCCCGGCCCGTCCAAAAGGCAAGCTGCGTCCGCTTTATTTGCCGCGTCTACACCAGCATAAAACCCGTCCTCATAATTTCGCTTGTAATCGTCCTCGCTGTAGCATTTGTCCTGCCAGCACCCGCACAAAGTAAGCGAGAGCAGCACAGCGGCCAGCGACGCAGCAATCCCGCGTTTCCGCATTTGCATATCCCCCTTTTTGTATATTCATTCCCGCTCGTTCCACCCGCGTTATTTTTCAATGGGTATGGCTTTGTTCCACGGGTACGGATTCGGCTCCGGAACTTTGTGATCGTGCTGGTAGCTTTCAAATGTTCTGCTGAAATTATACCGCTCTGCGTAACGTGCATACGACGGGAACTGGATGTAAGTCTCGATGCGTTCGGCGTAGTCATCGACTACGGAATCGGCATAGCGGAGATAGGACGCGGCCTCTATGACCTGACGCTGCGAGACGGAAAGGCTCTTTTGTACGCACTGCAGATGATAGCCCATCAGGCAGCAGGAGACGGCCAGCGCGGCAGACAGCACGGAGAGCGCAACGACGGCCGCCTTCCTTGGCACCCGCTTGCGCTGTATTTCCGGCGTGGCATTCTGATAATTCACAACGCTTCCCCCTTTTTGCATATTGTTTTCCGCCTGTGACACAATACCGCAAGCGGCTTGCACCATCAAGATAGCACAGCTTTCCGCTTTCTGCAACAAAATCCCCGAAAACGGAAATTTTTTGGTCGGAATACCGGCCAAAAACGACACGCAGCCGCAAAAATGTGGTAAGGTAGTGCCAATATGCGGAACAACGTACGTTACTATAGATTATACAAGGGCGTAAGTCAGCGCTGGCTTGCGCAGAAAGTGGGGTGTAGCCATAGCACACTAGGGGCAATCGAACGCGGAGAAAGCGCGCCCAACGTATACTTGGCGCTGCGGATCGCCCGGGCGCTGGACGCGACAGTAGAAGAACTATGGAGGGAGAACCATGACAGATGAGGAATGGAGGATGTACTTACGGCGCGAGATCGAGCGGCTGCTGATCCTCGCGGACACACGGACACTGGAACTGATACTGGAGTTTTTACGCGCAGCGTAACAAGTGCACAGGAAAAGAAAGAGGAGCAGGAAATCAATCCTGCTCCTCTTTCTTGTTTTCTTCGGTGATCTGCTGCGCGAAGTCCTCGATGTCTTTCCACCGTTCTTTCGGCAGACGCGACAGCGCCAGCAGAAACCGTCGCTGGAAATTGTCGTCCTCGCCCTGCATGACGTCGCCGACAAAGCGCATGATCTCCTTGTCGCGCGCGATCTGCACGAACATCTCGCCCTCGCCGGTACGCAGCCAGTGTTCGGAGACGTTGAATTCGTGGCAAATTGCTGCAATTAGCATATCGCTTGGGTTTCCGGATTTCACGACTTTGGAAATGTACTGCTGAGAAACGCTGAGCCTCTCAGCAAAAGCTGTCTTTGTCATGCCAGTGCATGAAAGGATTTTGCCGATCCGTTCGTTGATTGTGCTCAAAATGACACCTCCTGTTTGCAGTGTACAACTGGTTCGCGCTTATGTCAACAAAAAATCACAACTAAAGCGTGAAAAACGTGTTGACATCACGCCTCATGCGTGATAGTATACAACCGAGGCGTAAGCAAACTAATCTCTGTTGCAAAGGAGGTGATAGTATGCAGGCCAAGATGCTGAAAGGCAAGCTCGTGGAAAGCGGCATGACGCAAGAAGCGGCAGCCAATAAAACCGGCCGCCAGCGGTCGGCCTGGCCGGAGTAGGGGATGGCCGCCTCGATCGTGAC